CGTTCACCCCGCGCGAACGGTTCTTGACGCGGAGAGGCTCCAGCCCGGCCGGGGTCTCGAAGAGATAGAGCTGACCGGCGAGGACATGGCGCCAGCGGTCCGTGAGCGCGCCGGTCGCGGTCTGCCTGCCGTTCCACGCCTCCCACAGAAGGCGGGACGCCGTTTGTCGCCCCTGATCCGCCGTCATGACCATGGCGAGTTGCGTGTCGAGGTTGCTATCGGCCGATCCCTCGGTCCGGACGTCGCTTTGCGTGTTCGGCTGATAGTCGCGCTCGGGATCGCTGAAGGTCACGCTGGACTGGCGCGGGAGCGACGTCTCGACCGCGCGGTTCCATTCCAGAGGATCGGGAACGTCCTCGCCCTCATGGGCGCCGAGATCGTCGAGGGTGATGACCCCGACGGGCGCTCTGTCGCGCACCTGGAAGCGGAGATTCCCCGCCTGATCCGCAAGATCGAAGTTCCACGCCAGCGAAAGCGGCTGAATGGCGGCCTCGGCCGAGGTCGTGTTTCCGACCACGTAGCCGCGCAGGGTTTCCGATGGCGTCGAGCCGAAAGAGACGAGGTTCGGGTCAATCCCCGAATCCACGACGATCTTATACAGCGCCTGACCAACGCTCTCCTTCTCGGCCCCCTCGACGAGGAACTCCAGGTTCGGAAGCCGGTTGCCGTAGTCCGCGAGCTGGAAGTCCGCGATCACCACATAGGCGGTTCCCCGATATGCCGGGGTGTTCCCCATACCCTTGTCAGCCTCGATGTTCGGGTCGGGGAGCTGATTGAAGTCGCCCGGGTAGAAGCGCACCGCCGAATACAGGCCGGACGATTCCGATTCGCTGGCGTCATAGATCAGCTTCGTGTTCGCCCAGATTTTTCGGATGCCCTTCAGCGTCCCACCGCCAAGGGCGACGGCGATATGCGTTCGATAGGAGTATTCCTTCGTCGATACGCTCGGGCCGCCCTTCCCGCCCTGGCGCACCTTCTTCATGGTTTCGATGAGGCCCGACGACCAGATGACGTTGCCCGCGATCCGGTTCTCCGGTCCGAAGATCGCCGGGATCGCCACGCCGTATTGCGACCCCTGAACCGAGAGATCGGTCAGGCGCGGCCCTTCCATCTTCACCGGGAAGAGCTTGTTGTCGATCAGGCCCCCGAGGAGCGAGCCAATCGCGCCGCCGATCCGGCCGCCAATCGGACCGCCGAAGAACGTCCCCACCGCTTGACCGGCGAAACCAAGAGCAACCGACGCCATCACTTCACCCCTTGTGAGCGGAGCGAGCCGACCAAGGCCCGCAGGGAGGGGCCGCACCCTATCACGACGACGCCCCTCAATGTCCCGGCCGTCACTCCGAGGGCTTCGGCTTCATCCTCCGCGGCGACCGGCGATGTCCGGCGCTGGACTTCTTGGCGAAGATGATGGGGGAGGGAGGCGTCCCGGCCGGAAGCGGCGCTGAGGGTTTCAACGGCTTCGACGGCTTCTGAGGCATCAAGCGGGATTTCGATCTCGAAGAGCGACATCGGCTGGGGTCTCCGGCGCCAGCGCTCCCGGGTAAGCCCACCAAGACACAACGCGGCCGGGCCACTCCGCCACGAAGCCATGCTCAACGCAACGTCCGACGTGTTCATAGGCGTGGATGAGCGTCCGCCGATCTTCGTAAGTCGCGGCGATGCCGAGGTGCATGGGAAGACCGGCGCGCCACTCCATCCAGGCGATAGAGCCATCTGGCCCCAGCTCTCCGGCGGGGACGTCCAGCCGGACGAGGAACTTCTCCATCGCCTCGCCCATCTTCGTCGGGTTCGGCGTCCGGCTATAGGCGGCGAACTCCGCCCATTCGGCCCGCGTGATCGTCAGGACGCCAGCATCGGCCCCGGCCATGATGATGAGGCCGACGCAATCCACCCCGGCGCCCATGAGCCGCCCCTGATGACGGTAGGGCGTTCCGAGGTAGTGGCGAGCGGTCTCGACAACCGCCCGCCCTTGGGCTGGATCAATATTTCGCATCTGGGGTTTCCGCGATGGCGTCGGTCCCGGGCAGGTCCGGGAAGCCGCCGAAGTTCAGGTAGTTCGCATACGCCTTACAGGTCTCCGGCGTCTTGTCGCAACCGGGCCGGAGGGTGAAGGCGTCCCCGGCGTCGGGCAGATACGGCGGCGGCGCCCAGAGCGTCACCTCGCCCGTGTCCCAATCGACCGACTTGACCTCACAGGCGATCCCCGCGTTCACGCCGTCGGTCCACCGGATCAGGCCGTTCGCCCATTGCGGAGCCGTTCCCGGATCGCTGGCGTCGATGATGAACCGCGCCCGGTTGAACGTCCGAACGACTTGGCCGGCGACCGCCAGCGAATCCGCGTTGACGCCGCATGTCTTCGGATCACCGAACACCCACCGGCAACCCGGGGTGACGGTCTGAACGAGAGCATGTTGAGCGAGCTTCGTCCCCGGCCCGAGAACCTCCATCTTGAAGGACGTGTCCCCATGGCTGAGCGATCCACACCACCCCGCCGCCAGCCGGACGGGAATGTCGACGATCGACGCCTCGTCCTCCCATGACGCCCGCCAGACCTCGACATAAGCGTCATCGAAGAGGCCGCCGTAGAGATCAGCCTCGGTGATCGTCTCGTCAGAGATCAAGCCGACGAGTTCCATGTTCCCCATGCCGCCGATCTCCGCCGCCTGTTGCGTCGCGGTCGGGTCGAGGGATTTGCAGGCGCGATAGGTCACGCCCCGGAAGTGGACGTCCCGGTCGTGTGAGGTGAAGGCGAAGACCTTCCCGTCCGTCCTGGTGATCAGCCAGAGGTCAGCTCGGCGCGTGACGCACGGATCGGCATGGCCCAGAACGATAATCGCCGCCTGCGACGCCTGAACCGACGGCACGATCTCCCCGAGGGTGATGATCGCCGCCTGTGACGCCGCGACCGGAGGCGGCGGCGGTTCAGCCAGCGCAATGACCGCCGCCTGCGACGCGCGGGTCGCCAGCCCCAGCGACCGGCCGCGCACGATCATGGATGCCTGAGAGGAGAACGAGCCATGCTGTTCGGTCAGGATCGGCGCGAAGCCTTCGATCTCCATCTCCCCCGGGGCAGGGGAGGTGATGACGCCGATGAAGACGTCCGGCGCCGCGCCGGACAGACGAAGCTCCCCAGCCTCGGGATCGACGAGGCCGGACGCCTCAAGGGTGGGAACCTGACCCGATAGAACAAGCGCCCCAGCTCCCGGCGTGATCCCCGCGAACTCCGTCAGGGTCGGGATCGCGCCAGAGATCACCACGGCGCCGGGGACAGCCGTCAGTTCCTGCCCTTGGATCAGGGTGGGAACGAGGCCTTCGAAGGTCAGCTCCCCGGCCGGGACGGTCACTTCCGGAGAGGGAGGCGCGCCGCCGGTTCCGATAGTCACGCCCAGCGCGAAGGCCGCGCGACGGTTCTCCAGCACCCCGCCCGCCGGAGCGACCGACGCGAAGTTGATCTTTCGGCCCGCCAGCAAGGAGACTGGCGCATCGGCGGAGAGAACCCACGGCGCCGTTGCCATGTCCGTTCCAGTCGGGAACGAGACAGAAAGGGGCTGTTGCGCTCCTTCGGCTGTCAGAAACCCGGGCATCTCCTCCGGGGCGCCGACCGTATATCCCCGGCCCCGAAGCCTCGACACAGAGCCGTCAACAGGAAGGCGAAGCGATGCAAGATCGTCAGTCGAAATGTCCAGAAGGCCGCCGAACCCGCTGAAGCCCGCAACTCCAGGTGCGGCGGCTGTCCAGTTGGGCGAAGTGGTGGCGAGATTCGGCCCGGTGAAGAGATCATACGATCCGTCCGCCGCCTCGAATACGGTATCGAGAGTCGTCAGCCAGAACGATCCGGACGTCAGCCCCGGGATCGCCCTACCCCATGAGAGGTTGTCGCCCGGGATCACAGAAACGGGGCCTCCCGTCGCGGTAAACTTGCCCGTCACCCCCGCCGGGACCGTCAGCGTCAGCGAAGTCGGGTTCCCGTTCTTGTAGAGAGTGAAGATCGCCGCCGCGTCTAGGCTGTTCGAACGAACATTCCCTATTGCCGAGACGATGTTCCCCGGGGCTCCCATGGGAGAGATCGCCTGATCGTCGAGAGACGACTTCCAAGCAACCACGGTGTCATAATAGGTCGAAATAGGAGAGAACCTGAGACCCGGCTCAGAGACGTTAACCGCAGAACTTCCCCGGCTGTTGATGCCGTGGATGATCCGAACCTTCCCGTCGAAACTCGCGTAGTCGACCTGGGTCATCCGGATCAGAGGAAGGGGAGAAGCTCCAGTGCTGGAGTTCTGATATCCCAGATACACGGCGTCCCCGGCATTAACGGGGACGGTCGCCACTACCTCAAACTCTCCGTTTGTCGCGGGGGGGATCGCAATGGAGAGCGCCGTCGGCTGATCGTTTACCCGAACGGTCACGGTTGTCGTGGCGGCGGTCTGCGTATTACCCGAGATGCTGAGGCGCAATCTGGACAGGACGCCATTAGCCGGAATGATGCCCTCGACGGCCGTCGGGACCGTGGAAAAGGAAAGGTTCGAAGCGGGGATGAAGCCCCACGGCCGAGTCCTGTTCAGCCCTCCCCCGGCCGATCCGAAGCCAGGGCCTTGTGTGACGAACATGGAGGGAGGCCCGATAGGCGCGCCCTCAACGGGGTAAGCTTCCGTCGGAAGAGCGAAACCAGTGTCCCGGCCGTATCGGGCCACGCCCTTTGTGATCCTCAGGTCGTCAAAGGCGACCCTTGCACCGTTGAAATGATTTGCGCCGCCGTCGTCAAAGAGCCTGAGCGGCTTATCGGATGCGTTGAAGAGCGATCCGGAGATCGTCTGTTTCCAGACCATCACTCCGTCAATATAGAAGCGGGCAATGTTTCCACTTCTTTCAAGACAGAAGTGATACCAGCGGTCTCGGACGATGCTAGTAAACACGCCACTTTGAGCATTTATAATGTCAAAGTTAGTTCCGTCCGAAGACGCGAAAAGCCGTATTTGGCTCGTGGTCCCGATAGTCGCTTCCTGAACGACTATCGCCCAACTTCTGCTACCAGCGGGCCATGTTCCGAAGAGCGCCGTCCCACCTGGAACATTGATGGGGAGGTGCTTGAACCACCCCTCGACCGTAAAATCTCCGCCCCCAAACTCCCCAGCGTCACCGCTCGTCGTGGCCCGATATGCTCCGTTCCCCGCCCCATACGAAAGAGCATTTCCGAATACACCTGTCGTCAGGGCAGGGCCGGAGGTGCTGGCCACAAGAGGAAGGGCCTGAAGGGAGACATCGACGGGGGGAAAGGTGTCCAACGTCGAGCGAAAGACAACCTTGTCCCAAAACGGATCGCCAGCCATGTAGACGCCTCCCCTTAATCGACGCGGGTCAGCGTGAAGAGACCGTTCGTCCAGTTGATGATGAAGTCGGAGTTCGCCACCACGCGACCGGCGGGGTTCGCGTCATCGACGTCGAAGAACCCGAGGATATCCCCGGTCCCGGTCTTGTAGACCACGGCGTATTTGAAGGTCGTGTCGAGGGCGGTCCATTCCGTCGGATCGGCTCCCATGGTCACGACTGACCCGGCCCGCGTCCAGCTCGGCGCGACGAGATCAGCGCCCCCGGCGGTGTAGCCCGCTCCCGAAGCCTCCGACGTCAAGTCGGAATATAGGGCATCGTTCGAAGCGCCCGAGAATGACGCGGTGATCGCCTGATCGCCGGTCGTCAGGGCGACCTTGAAGGCGTCGCTGTCCAGGTCGATTTGCCCGGCGCCGATCTTCCTCATGGCGATGTCCAGAACGGTGAACTTTCCGACGGCCATCTTCGGCCCTCCTATGCTGTTCGGTCGAGAACGGCCTCGGCCGAGTTGACGGCGGCAATGTCCCAAGCCCCAGCCGTGGCCGGATTGGTCTCGGAGACATTCCCATACCATGTCGGGCGGGATTGCAGAGCGTGGGAATCGTTGCTCGTCTCCGTGGACCCGACGCGGAGTTGCGTGGCCACCTCCGGTCCTGAGCGAGATGACGACCAGAGACGCGACCGAACCCCGACGGCCGAGATGTCTCCGATGTTGGTCGGGAGGGCTGCGAACCCGACCGAAAGCCGGGACGCCGGATCGGCGGCGATGGCGAACCGCTGCCCATCCGCCGGGGGAACAAGGGATAGCGCTTCCCACGCGGTCGAGGCGCCGAAGATCGTCCAGTCCTGTTCAGCACCGTCCGCGTCAGGGAAAACCGTCCATAGGCGTTCATCGGCCAGCGGCGCGGCGTCCTCGGGCTCTCCCATGGTGAGGGCGAGGTCGGAAACCGAAATGGATACGGTCAGGGCATCAATCTTCGGGAACCCCATGCATCCGGCGGGCATGAGGGCGGACGGGCGCTTCACCGGGACAGGATCAACGCCGGTCAGATATGGGGCGTATCCGCTGAGAACGATCTCCCCATCGACCGCGACGCGATAGGCGACCCCCAGCTCGCGGAAGTCGAAGGCGCCGGCGACGTAATGGAAGGTGTTCGGACGAAGGACCGGGCCGACCTCATCGAATACCGGCCCGGTCCTTGATCCGCTGATGTCCCGGGAGCGAGCGATTCTCGCCTGAATGCCGCCGGTCGGGAGGACCGTCAGCGTCAGGATCGACCAATCGAGCATTGCGCTTCCGCTCGCATAGCGCCCGATGGCCTGAAAGAGAGCTAGGCCCGAGGAGCCGCTTGGAAGAGAGCTGAGGCTCGCGGCGTATCCGAACCCGGCCGTCAGGGGCTGTTCGGATAGCCGATAGCGAAGGCCGGAGTGATTGTAGGCGGCCTGGATGACGGCGGCATCCGCCCCGACACGACCGCCGCCGGGGACGACCGTCGCCCCCTCGGTCATTTCATAACCGCCCTGAGCGATCATTGCGCTCCCGGGGCCATATTCAGAGAAGCCGTCGAGAAAGATGATCATGAGGTCACTCGTCCCGGGTGATGGCCACGCGAAGGGCGTTGATCTCGGAGATCAACCACGGCGCTCCCGTC